AGTAAGATCACTCGTAAGAACATGGACGAGGAAAAGGATGATGAGATTGAAGGGCTTGACACAACCATTGACTGGAAGAACACGGATGACAACAGCTATGACGGTGAAAAGCTTTTACTTCTTGTACATGACGAGAGTGGTAAGTGGTTGAAGCCAAATAATATTCAGACTAACTGGCGTGTAACTAAGACATGTCTAAGACTGGGTAGTAAGATTATAGGTAAGTGTATGATGGGATCCACATCCAACGCACTCTCAAAGGGTGGTGAGCAGTTCAAGAGATTATACATGGATAGCGATCCATCCGTAAGGTCTGCAAACGGACAGACAAGGAGTGGGTTGTATTCATTGTTTATACCGATGGAGTGGAATTATGAGGGCTATATCGATCAGTATGGATGGCCTGTGTTTGAGGATCCATCTAAGCCAGTTGTAGGTGTAGATGGCGAGATGATAGATGACGGTGTTATAACGTATTGGCATAATGAGGTTGAGGCACTTAAGTCAGATCCAGATGCATTGAACGAGTACTACAGGCAGTTTCCTAGGACTGAATCTCACGCATTTAGGGATGAGTCTAGACAGTCTATATTTAACCTCACAAAGATATATCAGCAGATCGATTACAACGACTCATTGATAAAGGACAGAGTTTTAACACGAGGATACTTTCATTGGAAGAATGGAGAGAAGGATACAACGGTTATATGGACCCCTGACAAAAAAGGCAGGTTTGTTGTATCATGGGTTCCGAGCTTTGAGCATAGAAATAATGTTATAAACAGAGGTGGTGTTAAGTATCCTGGAAACGAACACATGGGATCCTTTGGATGTGACCCGTATGATATATCTGGTGTTGTTGGAGGTAGTGGATCTAACGGTGCACTGCACGGTCTTACTAAGTTTCATATGGAAGACGCTCCGTCTAATGAGTTCTTTCTTGAATACATAGCCAGACCAAAAACGGCAGAGATATTCTTTGAGGATGTACTCATGGCGTGTGTATTTTATGGTATGCCTATACTTGCGGAAAACAACAAGGCTAGACTTCTTTACCATTTTAAGAACAGAGGATACAGAGGATTTTCAATGAACAGGCCAGACAAGAACAAGAAGAGGCTATCTAAGACAGAATTAGAGCTTGGGGGTATACCTAACACCAGCGAGGATGTAAAACAAGCTCACGCATCAGCTATTGAATCCTACATAGAACAGTACGTAGGGTTTGACTCTGAGGGTACATATAGAGATATGGGTAATATAGGTAGTATGTATCTCACTAGAACTCTTGAAGACTGGGCAAAGTTTGAGATAAATAACAGAACAAAATACGATGCCTCTATTAGCTCAGGTCTTGCCATAATGGCAAATAAGAAGTATATTTCTAATATACAGAAAAAAGAATCAAAAATAAGTATTAAATTTGTAAAATACGATAATCGTGGTAATAGAAGCGAAATAATAAAATAATGGAGAAACCCTCAGTAATAATTAATCAATTACCCTTCCCGAATCAGATGGCCTCTGACGAAGAAAAATCTTCAGAGAAGTATGGGCTAAGTGTAGCAAAAGCTATAGAGGGTGAGTGGTTTAAAAGAAAAGGAAATTCTTGTAGGTTTTACGATCAATGGGGAGAGTACCACAGATTAAGGCTTTATGCCAGAGGCGAGCAGCCAATGCAGAAGTACAAGGATGAGTTAGCCATAAATGGCGATATGTCTATGTTAAACCTAGACTGGACTCCTATTCCTATCATACCTAAATTTGTAGATATAGTTGTTAACGGAATGAATGACAGGCTTTACAAGGTTAAGGCCGAAGCTCAGGATGTAATGTCTGCAGAAAAAAAGAATCAGTTTCAGGAGTCTATAGAGAAGGACATGGTTTCCAAGGACTTCTTAGAAATGACAAAGCAGGAGTTTGGCATTAATGCATTTAACATGGATCCTAACGAACTGCCAGCTGATGATCAGGAGTTGTCATTGTATATGCAGATAAACTACAAGCCTGGTATAGAGATAGCTGAGGAGGTTGCAATAGACACCATACTTAAGATGAACAAGTTTGACGAGGTTAAAAAGAACTTCGACTACGATGTAACAACCATAGGTATAGGTTGCATGAAGCATAATTTCATGGTAAATGATGGTGTGAATGTAGAGTATGTTGATCCAGCAAACTGGATACATAGCTACACTGAAAAGGAGGACTTCTCAGATTGCTATTACTTCGGTGAGGTAAAGCAGGTTCATTATACAGAGCTTTTAAAAATAAATCCAGACCTTACCGACGAGCAGCTTACAGAGATAAAGAACTCTAGTTCTGCATATAACAATTACTTCCCTATAATTAGAAATTATCAGGACGATGCTTTCCTGAATGAGGTAGTTACACTGATGTACTTTAATTATAAGACGAGTAAAAGATTTGTCTGGAAGAAAAAAATATTAGATAATGGTGGAGAGCGAGTTATTAGAAAGGGAGACACGTTTAATCCTCCGACAGGAGATGGTATTCCTTTTGAAATAATCGAGGCACCAAGAGAGGTTTGGTATGACGGAATACTTGTGGGTGGTTCTAACATACTACTAAAGTGGGAGATGGCTAGAAACATGGTAAGACCAAAGTCAGCCTCTCAGAGTGCGATGCCAAACTATGTGGCTCACGCACCAAGACTATATAAAGGTAATATAGAGTCATTAGTTAGAAGAATGATTCCATTTGCAGATCAGATTCAACTGACACACTTAAAGTTACAGCAGGTGATGTCAAGGGTTGTACCTGACGGTGTATTTATAGATGCAGATGGAATTAATGAGGTAGACCTAGGCACAGGTGCCGCATATAATCCTGAGGATGCACTAAAACTATACTTTCAGACAGGTAGCGTCATTGGTAGGAGCTATACACAGGAGGGAGACTTTAACAATGCACGAGTTCCAATACAGGAACTAAACTCAAACAGTGGGCAGTCTAAGATGTCTGCACTTATTGCAAACTATAACCACTACCTAAACATGATCAGAGATGTGACGGGTATAAACTCTGCAAGGGATGGATCAAGTCCTAACCCTGACGCACTTGTGGGTGTACAGAAGTTGGCTGCATTGAGCTCCAACACTGCCACAAGACACATACTAAACGCAGGTCTTTATGCAACAAGAAGACTTGCCGAGTGTATATCATTGAGGGTTGGAGATATACTTGAGTATGCAGACTTTAGAGAGGAGTTTGCTATGCAGATAGGAAAGTATAATGTCGCTATACTTGACGAGATCAAAGACTTGTACCTGTATGACTTTGGAATATTTATAGAGGTCGCTCCAGACGAGGAGGAAAAACAGATGCTTGAAGCAAATATAAATGTGGCACTTCAGCAGAAGACTATAGATCTTGAGGATGCAATAGATATCAGGGGGATGAATAATATAAAGCTGGCAAATGAGATGCTTAAGGTGAAGAGACGTAGGCGTATGGAAGAGATGCAGAAGCAGGCTCAACAGCAGCAGCAGATGAAGTTGCAGTCAGACCTTCAGACTCAGCAGTCGGCTGCACAGCAGAAAGCACAGCTTATACAACTTGATGCTCAGGCAAAGACACAAGTAAAAGAAGCAGAGGCACAGTTTGAGATTCAAAAGATGAATGCAGAGGTTGAGGCAAAAAAATATCTGATGGATTTAGAGTTTCAGTATAACATGCAGCTTAAGGGTATAGAGGCAGAGTCATTGATGGGTAGAGAGGATAAAAGAGAGAAGGCGAAGTCTGAAAGAATAAGTCAACAAAATACTGAGCAGTCTAAGCTTATAAATCAAAGAAAGAACAACCTGCCACCTCAGAACTTTGAAAGTACAGAGGACACTCTGGATGGTTTTGGATTAGAATCATTTGGTCCTAAATAAGATATAAAAATATTAATTAACTTTGTGGGTAAATAAAATTTAATAAAATGGCAGAAGAATTTAAAGTAAGAGCCGTTGACTTTGAAGAGAAGTCGGCACAAGAGATCGAGAGAGATCTTTTAGCCAAGGCAGAGGATGAAAATAAACAGGCTGAAGTAGCTACTGAAAACACTGATATTGTAGACACTACAGAAGCACAACAAGATACTGAGCCGAAAGGCGAAGCACAAGATCCGTCCTTGAATGACGGTGACGTTCTTTCATATATTGGTAAGAGGTACGACAGGGAGATAAATTCTTTGGACGAGTTGTTCGAGCAGCGTAATGCTAACGAGGAGCTACCAGAGGATGTGTCGGCATTCCTGAAGTACAAGAAAGAAACAGGTCGAGGTATCGGAGACTTTGTTAAGATCAATAAAGATTATGACACTGTTAACGACGACCAGCTACTACTTGACTACTACTTAGAGCAAAACAAAGGTTTAGATCGTGAAGATGTAAGCTTTGAGATAGAGGACAAGTTTTCTTATGATGAGGATCTCGATGACGAAAGAGATGTCAAGTCCAAGAAGGTGGCGAAGAAGAAAGAGCTTGTTAAAGCTAGAGATTACTTCAACTCTTTAAAAGAACAGTACAAGGTTCCACTTGAGTCAAGGGATTCCTTTGTTCCAGACGAAGAGAAGGAGGAGTTTAATAGCTACAAGAAAACAAAAGAGCAGCGATTGCAAAACGATAAGACGCTTGCTGAGAGGGCTAAAAAATTTACAAGTAAGACAAGTGAATTGTTTTCTGAGAACTTCGAAGGTTTCGGGTTCAACGTATCAGAAGATAACAAGGTTGTCTATAAGCCAGCTGATAGCAAGACCTTGCTCAACGAGCAGTCTGACCTTAATAACTTTGTTAATAAGTTTACAGGTGAGGACGGATCGATTGAGGACTATGAGGGATTCCATCGTTCTATAGCCGTGGCTTCAAACCCTGAGAAGTTTGCCAAGTACTTTTACGATAAAGGTATGGCAGATGCGGTAGGCGATGTGGCTAAAGAGTCTAAAAACATTGACATGACTCGTCAGTCCACAAAGGTTACCCCTAAGGAGGGTGTGCAGGTCAGGTCTATAGACGCAAGTCGAGGCAATAGATTAATTATTAAAAAACGTAAAAACTAAAAACTAAAAAAAATGGCTGGATCATTACAGGCCACTCCAGGTGTAGCAATTACACCGAGTTCGGTCAAGGCAACATTGCCTACAAATTACATCACCAATTTCGACTTCTTAACACAGTATCTTCCAGATACTTACGAAGCTGAATTTGAGCGATATGGAAACAGATCAATCTCATCATTCTTGAGAATGGTCGGTGCAGAACTTCCTACTAACTCTGACTTAATTAAGTGGGCAGAGCAAGGACGTTTACATACAAAATACCAAGCAATGGTAGCAAGTGCATACGCTGCTGGTGCTGAAACATTCACTATGGCAGGTGCTCCTGCAACAGGAATGGTATTTAGAGTTAATCAAACAGTATTTTTATCATCCGATCAAGCTGCAGCTGAGTCTGCTAAGGGTGTTATTACAGCTGTTACTGCTAACTCTTTCACTGTAGCATACTATGTAGATACTGCTGCAAGTCCTTTTACAGGTGCAACAACTACTGTTACTGCATTTGTTTATGGATCTGAGTTTAAGAAAGGATCTGCAGGTATGGACGGATCGTTAGAGGCTGAAGATTCAATCTTCTCTTGCAAGCCAATCATCATCAAGGACAACTACGAGGTGTCTGGATCTGATATGGCTCAAGTTGGATGGGTTGAGGTTACAACTGAAAACGGAGCGACAGGATACCTATGGTACTTGAAGTCTGAGCATGAGACTCGTCTACGATTTGACGATTACTTAGAGATGGCTATGGTTGAAGGTGTTCCTGCAGAAGGTACATCTGCTGCTGAAGCTTTCTTATCTACAAATGTAGGTGCTGCTGGAGTAGATGCTGGAAACGCAGGTACTGAGGGTATGTTTGACACTATCGAGAATAGAGGTAACGTATGGTCAGGTGGTAACCCAGCTGCATTGGCAGACTTTGATACAATCGTACAACGTCTTGACAAGCAGGGTGCTATCGCTGAGAACGTATTGTTCTTAAACCGTCAGTTCTCTTTCGATATTGACGACATGTTAGCAGCTCAAAACTCTTACGGAGCAGGTGGTACATCTTACGGATTGTTTGACAATTCTGAAGAGATGGCACTTAACCTTGGATTCTCTGGATTCAAGAGAGGTTATGAGTTCTACAAGACTGACTGGAAATACTTAAACGATGCTACGCTTCGTGGAGGTTTGACAGGAGGTGCTATTAATGGTGTACTTGTACCAGCTGGTACTACATCAGTGTACGATCAAGTTCTTGGTAAGAACGCTAAACGTCCATTCTTACATGTACGTTACAGAGCTTCTGAGGCTGAGGATCGTCGATACAAAACTTGGATGACAGGTTCTGCAGGTGGAGCTATGAGTAGCGACATCGATAAGATGCAGGTTAACTTCTTGTCAGAAAGAGCACTTTGTGTTATGGGAGCTAATAACTTCGTATTGTTCAAAGGATAATACAGGACTATTTATATACCAGGGGTTTCGGCCCCTGGTTTTTATTGTAAAAATTAAATTAAAATAAAATGAAAAAGAAAAAATCAATACTCGAACCTAAGGACAGAGTATACCTATTAAAGGGAAACAAAGAACCTCTTGCCTACTTCATAGCGTCAAGAGATACACCAAGAAACAGACTGCTTTACTACGACGAGGAGAACAACATAAATAGACCTCTTCGATACGCACGTAATGCAAACTCACCATTTCAGGATGAGCAGGATAGCAATGTTATTTTAGAGCCAATAGTTTTTGAGGATGGGATATTAAGAGTTCCAAAGACAAACCCAGTGCTTCAGGAGTTCTTACACTACCACCCAAATAACGGTGCAGAGTTTTATGAGTTTGACGAGGAGAAGGATGCTCAGGATGATGTTGACTTCATGTATAATGAGCTTGATGCTCAGGTTGCAGCTAGAGATTTAGACTGGACTACAATGGAGGCCGTAGCGAATGTGCTTCTAGGAGGAAGGGTATCCTCTATGGCTGTGGCTGAGGTCAAGAGAGATATGATGCTTTACGCAAAGAGATATCCTCAGGACTTCATGGAGGCGGTTAACGATCCATCTCTACGTGTGAACAACATAGCGGCCAGAGCTTTATCTGACGGCTATCTGTCATTCAGAAACAACAAGAAGGAGATATTTTATAATCTTAAGGAGAACAAGAAGAAGTTGATGACCATACCATTCGGAGAGGATCCGTTGTATACATTGTCATCTTACCTGCAGTCTAATGATGGGCTGGAGTTGTTCAAGTTCCTGGATGAAAAGATATCTGAGAATTAGTATATTTGTGGTATTATTAACCCATTAATTTTTAACAATGGCAAAGTTTTTATCTATTCCTGTAACAAATGAAGGAAATCAATTAGTTTCTGCTGATAATATTAAGATCATCAAGCAGGCATCTGCAACCACAGTAACAGTAGTTTACGGTGGAGCTGCATCTCAAGATGTTTTAACAATCACTCATGCACCACTTGCTGATGATAGAAGTGAAGATATGAGAGACGTTATTCAGAATGCAGTTATTGATGCACATAAGTCTTTATGGCATAATGTTGTAACAAATGTAGTGCCTTCAAATGTAGTAAGCGGAATCGACATTAGGTAAGAGTAATATCACGTAATTCATTAAAGGCACTTTTTAATCGAAGTGCCTTTTTTTATTTATCTTTGTTAAAACTAGATAGATGATCAATCAAGTAAGAAATACCGTACTGTCTATAATCAGCAAGGAGAACAGGGGATACATAACTCCGTTTGAGTTCAACCTGTTTGCAAAGCAGGCACAGCTTGAGGTGTTCGAGCAGTACATATACTCGTACAGCACGTCAATAGTCAAACAGAACGCAAGACTTCATGGCGAAGGATACTCAGACATACCAAAAAAAATAGCGGACGTTATAGATACTTTTTATAAGGTTTCTACACTGACATACGCAACTTCAAAGTTTACACCACCTACAGACTACTACTTTGTGGACAAGCTTATATACAACACCTCTGTCGAGGTTGAGAAGGTGAGTCATAACAAGGTACTTAAGCTTACGTCTTCAAACTTAACGGCACCTACTGTGGCATACCCAGTATACACACTTGACGAGACAGGATTTATAGTGTACCCAACAACGATAACATCAAACGTAAACATGGGATACATAAGGTACCCAGTGGACCCAAAGTGGACATATATAGCGACAAGTGCATCAGACGCAGATCCACTCTTTAATGAATCAGCTGCAGACTACCAAGACTTTGAGCTTCCTAAGAGTGACTTCGTGAACCTGGTATTAAAGATACTTCAGTACTCTGGTGTTTCAATTAGAGAGGCAGAGGTTGTTCAGGCTGCTAAGTCTGAAGAACTTCAGGACGCACAACAAAAACAATAGATATGACATATATAACTAACTATCAATACTACACAAATGGAGGTGTCATACCTACAGATGTAAATCATGGAGAATACCAGTACGTATCCTTGGCTGACATCGTAAACAACTTTATGCTTATGTATGTGGGCAACGATAAGCTTGTAAACAATGTAGATAGATATGCAATTCTATTTCATGCCAAGAGAGCGATACAGGAGCTTAATTATGACGCACTTAGAAATATAAAAGTAATAGAGCAGGAGATGGGAGATCAGCTCAAGATGGTCATGCCTCCTGACTACGTAAATTATGTACGTATATCAGTGCTAAGTGGAAACGTACTATTTCCGTTGACAGAAAACAGACAGCCTATCTCTGCTGTGGGATATCTTCAGGATAATAACCTAGATATACTATTTGATCAGACGGGAGAAATTCTCACGGGAGATTCAAGGGTAGACATACTAAGGCAGGAGAAGACTCTATATATGGGAGGCGGTGCATACAACGGATGCCATGGATATAACTACAACGGTGACTGGTACTTTGGTTACAGGATGGGTGGTAGATATGGACTAGACACTGCAGAGGCAAACAACAACCCAAGGTTCTCAATAAACAAGGCGTCTGGTGTCATAGACTTCTCTTCAGGTATAGAGAACAAGCATATAGTTCTTGAGTACGTGTCTGACGGCATGGAGAACGGAGACGACAGTAAGATTACCATCAATAAGATGGCTGAGGAATATCTGTATAACTACATAAAGTTCGCCCTACTAAACAACAAGACAGGCGTTCAGGAGTACATCGTAAACAGAGCCAGAAAGGATAAGACGGCCACTCTAAGAAATGCAAAGATTAGACTAAGTAATCTACATCCATCCAGGCTATTAATGAGCCTTAGAGGTAGAGATAAATGGATTAAGTAAGTATGGAATTAAAGAAGACATTCCTGGGAGGGAAGATGAACAAGGATCTTGATCAAAGACTTCTGTCTGGAGGTCAGTATGCGGATGCTTTAAACATAACCATAGACACGTCTGAGGGATCCAACATTGGATCTGTGTCTAACTCGTTAGGTAACAGAATAGCGGGAGATATATCTTCAGTTTTATCTGGATATGTACCAGCAATAGACACGACAAACGCCAGAACTATAGGTGCAATAGCATACGAGCCATTGAACCTTATATACTGGTTTGTCTCATCTGATGAGTACGATGCTATATTTGAGTACAACCAGATAGATAATACAACGTCACAGGTGATTATCTCCACAAAAAGTGTAGGTAACCCTAGTCAGTTAAACTTTAATCAGCAGTACCTAATAACAGGCGTAAACTATCTACCAGGTCATAAGGAATCTGGAGCACTTTTATTTTGGACAGATAACCTTAATCCTCCAAGAAAAATAAACATTGCAAGGGCTAAATCATACTCAGTGGATGACAGTCGGATTGACAATGATATAGACGTGATAATTCGACCACCATTAAAGGCACCAGTCATATATCCAAACAAAGGAATAAGTCAATCCAATAATATGGAAGAGAGGTTTCTTTACTTTGCTTACAGGTATAAATACGTAGACAACGAGTACAGCTCAATATCACCGTATTCAGGTGTTGCATTTAAACCTGGAGAGTATAGAGTAGATCCGTTTGATGGTGACAATACCGCTATGGTTAATGAGTATAATGAGTGTAGGATTGTATTTGAAACTGGAAATGAGTTTGTTCAAGAGATACAACTACTTGCGTATGACACACGAAGTCTTAATGTAAAGATAGTAAAGTCTATAGACAAGGAGGAGGATCAGCTTGAAGATAATGCCGTGGGAAGCTATACATTTAACAATAACAAGATATATGCACCTCTTGCAGCGGATCAGGTGACTAGACTGTTTGACAATGTGCCTCTTCTGGCTAAGTCTCAAGAGATAATAGGAAACAGATTGATATATGGTAATTATACTCAGTTCCAAGATGTTGATGAGGTTTTATTTAACGTCACATACTCATCTACAGACACCGCCAAAGGCGAACCTATAAGTACATTTAGAACAGATAGAGATTACGAGGTTGGGATTATATATGGAGATGATTACGGACGTATGACTACGGCATTGATAAGTAATAATAACTCGGTATATATACCTCCTAATGTTTCTGATAAGGGGAATAGTATAAAGGTAAGAATAAAAAATACAGCTCCTGTTTGGGCTACAAATTATAGATTAGTAGTAAAACAATCTAAGAAGGAATACTATAATATTTTTCCATTATGGTATTATGCAGATGGTCCATTTAGATACTTTAGAATAAACGAATTTGATAGAGATAAGTTTAAGGTTGGGGAATATGTTATATTCAAATCTTCAGGCCTGGGACCTACCTACTCTGACAAGGAGTATAAGATACTTGAATTTGAATTAAAGACAGATCAATTTGAGGATATACCACTAGCTGAAGCAGGGCTTTATTTTAAAATAAAGGTAGACTCAAGCAGTATGTTTGCAGAAGATGACAAGTTTAAGGCGATCTGGAATGGTATGGGAACCAGTGCACCTTTAGTTGAAGGCTTTGCATCTCCTATTGAAGCAGAGCAAGAAAACCCTCATTTGAAATACAAAAGACTTCCTGTCGCTATATCTGAGAATAGTTATATTGACCCTCACACTCCTTATTATGGGTCAAACGATGCCAACTCTATGTCGGTATCAGACGCTCAGTTTATTCCAGAGTCAGAATTACCAGGCTCGTCAGCTACATGGGCATCTGGTCTCGGAGACATAAGGCTCACTGTAGAGATAGATAGCGTGACAGAAAATGGCGTTACATTCAAATACACAAAAGATATAGATGAAGGTATATATATAGAAGAAAACGTATCTATATCTAGTCCTTATTTTCTTATGTCTCCTACACCATCACCTGCACTCGTACCGATTTGCAGAGTTACCTTTAACGAAAACTCAGCATATAGCGTGGGTGATAAATGGAAAATTATTTGCAGAAGCAATCATAACGATTTTGATATAGGGTCTAATTATTTTCAAGGGGCTGAGGAAGACGCTGGTACGGTCCCTACATTTTTAACTTTCATAGATAATGTGGGTGACGGAAACTACGGTGGCGGTGCTGTTGGAATTGTAAATACACAAAGTACAGATCCAAACATTAACAAGGAGTTAGCGATACAGCCTTTGGCTAAAATTACAATTCATATTAAAGGAGATGCAAATGGATCAGGTCAAAATTCAGTTACTACACCGCAAAACCCACAAGAATTTATTTCAGATGCATACTACGATAATATTGAGGAATGGTTTGTAGAGTCTGGAACATATAAAGATTTTGTTCAGATAGACAGAGACGGTAATGATGTAGGTGCTAAAGGAGTGTGCTTTAGAAGGGCTAGGTATGCAGTACTTGGAAACCCTGGAGTAACTCAGGAAGATGCTGACTTAACACAAGGTAGAAGTGATTTTGCTGACATCACACAGTACTCAACTCAAACTTCGACACTTCCACCTGAGGACTATCCTGTCAGGATGATTATAAAAGGATTTGGGAAAAGTGCAAATCTCACCGATGGAGATGCTCCTTATAGAAATCGCATTCTCGTGAGGTTTATGATACAGCAACTAGATAATCCATTGGTTTGTGAGACAGACCCAATAGATAAGGATGTAGAGATATATCACGAGATAACAGACTCCAAAGATATAGTAAACAATCTTCATCAGGTGGGTTGGAAGTATGCCGATTTTACACATGCCAACACTGTATTTCCAGATATCACATCTATAGTTGGTAAGACAGTACTAGGCCCATCATACACAGGACAGGTATCTGTTCCTAATCCTGCAAGTACAGACAAGCCTCATAATTTTTCAGTAGGTCAGAGGGTGTATGTATATGGAGGTACATCAAATGTAACTGATGGATACTACACTATCACATACATACCAAACCAGTACTCCATAGTTATAGATCTATCATGGCCTGGGAATGGATCTCCAGATACTAATCAACGTGTATATCATCAGGATTGGGAGTCAGATCAGTCTATCACTCAGGCGGCTACCATTGAGATAAATCAAACCTCAGCACTTAATAGTCAATTTAACGCATTTTCATTTGGTAATGGTGTGGAGTCTGACAGGATAAAAGATGACTTTAACGCTGCTTCCATGAAGTTTAGCCCTAGGATTACAAGCATCATAGAGGACTACGAGAATGAGCGTAAAGAGGCCTCATTAACATACAGCGGTGTGTTTAGAGGAGATACATCCATAAATAGATTAAACGAGTTTAACCTTTCACTGGCAAACTTCAAGGATCTTGATAGAGAATTTGGTGCTATTGAAAAGCTGTATGCCAGAGATACTGACGTATTCGTACTTCATCAAGACAAAATAAACAAGGTTCTTTACGGAAAGAACGTGTTATTTGACGCAGTCGGAGGCGGTCAGGTTGCATCGATACCTGAGGTATTAGGAAACGAGATGCCTTTTCCTGTAGAGTATGGAATCAGTAATAACCCTGAAAGTTTTGCAACAAATGCTGGAGATATGTATTTCACAGATGCAAGAAGAGGTGCTGTTATAGGTATAGATAGGGGTGCTGTGAATGAAATATCTTCTATGGGAATGACTGATTACTTCAGGGATGAGCTGAAGGATAATCCAAACAAGCAGAAGTTGGGAGGTTTTGATCCTTACTCTAATAGGTATACATTAGCAATTGAAAACAACAAAAGAGTAACTCCATGCTTTTTAAGATTAAGACCATCGTCAAGTACATTTTCTAATAACACAGGCGGTGTTTCTCTGTTTATATTTAATATAGAAACATTTTTGTCTTGGTCTATATCATTAGTAGACACTGGATTTGGAACATCTTGGGTAAATGCATCTGCATCATCTGGATACGGTGCACAAAATATATACGCAAATATTGCAAATAATTTCACAGGTTCCACAAGAACTGTTAATTTTGTTATAACATATTGCACTAGCTTTACAGAGACATTTACCCTTACGCAGGCTAAAGGATCTTCAGGAACTGTTGTGCCGTTTATAGTAAATAAACCAGAAGATAAAAAATGAAACTAAATCAATCTTATCAATACACAGGAAGCAATGAGTTTACGTTTAATAATGTACTCCTAGGAGCAACAGGTATAGCGTTATTTGATACCAAGACAGGTATTGGTGGTATAGATTTTATACCTAATCACGGGGCTACTGTTACATTAAAAGCAGGTGACCCATCTACAGAGTACTTTGATTTTTCTCCAAGTCTTAATAATAAGATATACTACCTGGTTACAAATCAGGAATACTCTGATTCAGATAAAGCAACCATAAAATCTCTAGGTACAGCAGTAAGTGTTCATTTTAATGGCACATCTTATCAGGGTGATTTTGTTTTTCAAAACCCGAATGATTTTGAATTTCTTTATCTAATGTGGGACTATGAAGACTCCGTAGGAACAGGAACTGCATCTTTTAAAGGTATAGCTAAATCTAGATCTATAAAACTTGACCTTGGAAGCGACATAGGAGTTGCTGGTATCGATTATCAGGCTATAGATTTACCCGTCAGGTTTCAGATACAAAATAATAATACCATTATAGAGGACTCTGGATATGTAGGTCTAAATTCTCTTGCTAACTACAACGCCTTGATTGCTGCAGGTGTTATTGCTAGTGATATAAAACTACAGAGTCCGTATGATGGTACGGTTAATAATGGAACAGGTTCATTAAGGTTTGACAAGATTACATCTTCAGATGATTCAAGGGTTGTAGTTGATTCACCGATAGCTAATTCTGTATGGATAGTTAATCGAGTTATGCCTAGCCTAACGTCATTTTATATTGATACAACTAATGGGACAGAAGCAAATGTATGTACACAGTGCCCTGTGACAAACTACTATCACAATGGTACATCTGCACTTCCTGAGCCAGGTGATAGAGTATATACAAACTCTACAGGATCTTCAACTTATAATGGAGGTAATGCTCTTCATATGATAGACACGTTAGTATGTACGGTGCCTAGCTCTACAGGTAAGAGCTATGTAAGTATAGACTCAGCAGGTAACGTACTTACAAAAGATCCATGCGATTGTCCTGAGTTTGCTGTTCCTTTTATATATCAAGAGGATATGGTTTTTAGCTCCTTAATTGATATTAACATACCTATGAGTGTTCATGGTAACCCTAGTTCATTCACACTTGTTACAACATGCGTTCAGTATTCGATACAAGGAGGATTAGAATCAACACTGTTTACATTTACAGACTGTGAATCAAATGCTAAAACTATAACTGTTGGATTCGGTTCTAACGCTATAGTTTGTGCGACTACAGTTCCTTCGATTGTACGTGGCGATGGTAGTGTTACAAGTATGGGCAAATGTATAAGTCATATATTCCCACAAGGTCTTTTCTTTGATGAATTTAATGGTGCCGTAACAGGAAGGTCTGTGAAAGAGTTATCATTCTCTTTCACAATCAACGCAACTAATTGCTTTGGAACAAGTGCTAATAAGACTATAAATGTGGATGTAATATCCTCATCAGACAGGAAGCCATTCCTTATGGACATTACAAACTTTACAACCGAGTCTTCAAATGCATGCAGCATAACGCCTGCATCAAGCATATCATTTACTAGGATGTACTTCGATGGACCTAATCCTGTACCAACCCTTAGAGACAGAGTGTTTGACTACAGCGATCAGAATGGATTCATACCATTCACTGGTGGAGACAAGTGGTACTTCGTTGATAACTCTCAGCAGGTAATCAGGATAGATGACAATGGATATGTTTCAGACGTTTATGCATGTCCTGGTACAACTACGACAACTACCACTACTACGACAACTACAATACCAGCTGTAGGTAATTACTATACGGCTAAACTTTGTGCTGAACCCACAACCGTAGTTACCCTTTTAGATGCAACATCTGTAGCTATAGTGGTTGGAAATGTTGTCAAGACTACAGACGGAAATTGTTGGGAGATAACAGGAACATCATCAGGATCATACCCATATTATTTAATGCAAAACCCCGTAGTAATATATGCAGACTGCACGACTTGTACTGGTACAACTACAACCACAACAACTACAACAACTACAACAGCACCAGTCATTAGTTCCTTCAGTATGGATGGAACTGCCCAGACAACAGATTTTGCTGCATGTTCACTTACCCCCTCTCTTTCAACATTCTACCACAACGGTAGTGGCTCGGTTCCTGCAGTTAACGACTTTATCTACACGGACGCCTTAGGAACGACTCTGTTTGATGGGGTCTTTAAGTGGTACTATGTAAATAACGGGGGTTCAGACTACACGATACAGGTCTCAAACACTGGGCAAGTGCTGGAGGCAAAGGCATGTGCAGGCGTCACAACCACGACTACCACCACAACGGTTGCTAAGACTTACTACACATACAAAGACTGTAGCGATGGAATTATTGCAGGGAAGTTATTTTTCTTGGGACCAAAGGTTCTTGCATCAGATACAGCTGTAAAGGCTTCTGACGGAAACTGCTATAAAATATTTAATGTGGACTCAGCTGGTGGGCCAGAGCTTGAGGTATTGTTTGTATATAACTCCTGCTACGATTGTCAGTAAAATACAACCTTAGATTTATATCGGCACAGCCAGCCACGGATTACTATTCATGGCAGGTTGAGGTGTATCTAAATAACTTTATATCACTCGGATATAAAGACATAGATATAGTGTGTGGATTTCAAAATAAAATCCCTGAGTCATGGGGAAAGCTTGTCGCAAGGTATAGCGATGTGGCTAACTTTTACTTTTACGAAGACAACCTTGGGGCTGTTAAATACATACCAGCGATACAGGCACATGTACTTAAGAAGCATTTCGATGAGAATCCAAGTGATGACGCATTCTTCTTTCACGACTCGGACTTCATATTCACAAGGCATCTTGACTTTACTCCATATCTTAATGACGACAACTGGTATTTTTCTGACACCACAAGCTATATAGGACACGACTACATAGTGAGCAAGGGCGAGGAGGTTCTGGATGCTATGTGCGAGATAGTTGGTATATCAAAAGATGTCGTTAAAAATAACCAGAAGAACAGCGGAGGTGCACAGAAGCTTATGAAAAACCTAAGCTCTGAATATTGGGCAAAGGTAGAGAGCGACAGTATAAGATTGTATGACAAGCTTATAACCATGCAGCATGTCAAGAAGGATAACGATCCATACGGAATACAGGCCTGGACGTCGAGCATGTGGGCCGAGCTATGGAACGGATGGCTTTTTGGTAACAAGGTAGTTGTCCCTAAGGAGTTTGATTTCTGCTGGGCGACATGTCCTGTAGAGAGGTGGGATGAGACATACTTCTTTCACAACGCAGGTGTCCCTAACAACAAGCAGGGTATGTTCTACAAGGCCCAGTATGCAGACAGGCTGCCATACAATGAGGATCTTGAAATAAACCCACACAGGTGTTCATACAGGTATTACACGGATATGAAGTCGGTGAACAGCTGTTTACTTTAAAATTGTTAAATTTGTATTATGGCAACTGTAACTTATTCTATATTTTCAAAGGGATGGACATCCTTCTGGTCATATTCACCAGACTGGATGATCGGTCTAAATAGTAGCTTCTATTCATTCTCAGGTGGCGACCTTTACAAGCACAATGACTCAACGGTCCCTAGAAATAACTTCTACGGTGCTCAGTACAAGTCAACTATCACTACAGTCTTTAATGATAATCCGATGCAACAGAAGATGTTTAAGACGCTGTCACAGGACTCAAACAAGCCGTGGAAGGCTATCATAGATACAGATATAAACACGGCAGAAATAGCGGCAAGCTATTTTAATCAGAAGGAAGACGAGTGGTTTGCATACATAAGAAGGGTTGACAACACTATAGACCTCAAGGCTGTGTCTACACAGGGTATAGGAAATGCCACCTCTGTAGACAGCACGGATCCAGATGCAGTGGTTGTGACATTTGCATTCAATATAAACAATCCTATAAGCATAGGTGATAATATCTACAAAATGGGAATTGTAGATCCAACTGCAGACCCAGTTATAGCTGATGGAACATTAACTAGCATAGGTGTGGTCACAGCTATGACAGCTACAACTCTAACCATAGATGCAAATCCAGGAACTATACCATTGATAAGTGATTTCTTGGTGGGGGTAAAGAACAGTCAGGTAGAGTCATACGGAAGCAGGGGGTTCTTTATGTCTGTAAAGCTTGAGAACGAGGACACAACGCAGGTTGAAATGTTTTCAATCGGAAGTTCTATATTCAAAAGTTTTCCTTAAATTTGTTAAATGGAAGTTAGGCTCTTGACAAGCGATGATTACGAGACGTTATCTTCGTGGTGGAAGGACTGGAGATGGACGGCTCCTCCTAAGGACATGCTACCAGAGAACGGACTTGGGGGTGTTATGGTTCACAAGGATGGTAAGGAGATTTGTGCAGGATTTGTATACTTCACAAACTCAGCAGCCGCATGGCTGGAGTTTATAGTGTCAAACTTTAACTACAGAGAGGACGACAGGCAGGATGCTATAAGGTTCCTGATCAACGTCCTTACAGAGATGATAAAGGACAAAGGTTCTTACAGATACATATATACCTCTCTAAAGAGCAAGAGCTTGATAGACAGGTACAGCGAGTGTGGATTTAAAATGGGAAGCACAAACTGCAACGAAATGATAAAGGTATTATAATATGGCAGCAATAACATCAACAGTAATAGCAGGTGCAGGTTTAGCGATGGGTGCAATCCAGGCTTCTAAAGCAAACAAAGAAATGAAAGCAGCAGATGCAGCAGCCGTTAAGGCAGAGGCAGCGATGCGTGCGGTAAAGGAGGAGAACGTAATGAAGCAGGTTCAGGTCCCTACGCTTGGTTTTGACTTAGCACAGCAGGGACAGGCACAGAGAGATGTGTCTACCATATCGGCACTTCAGGGGGCTGGTGCGGCAGGAGTTATCGGTGGAATCGGAAAGGTTGCACAGGCAGGTGCAGCGGCAGACCTACAGCTTGCGGCACAGGCCGAAAGAGCACAGTCACAGAGAGATATGGCAGTAGCTCAAACAGCTCAAGGAATAGAAGGAAGGCGTGCTCAGAGAGAGTTCGGTATAGAGTCAAACGCACTTGCAGGTGCACAGAATGCATCAGCTGCGGCACAGGCTCAAAAAAATCAAGCATTTCAAGGCATGTTTAGCAGTGCACTTTCGGGAGCAGGAACACTTCAAACGGGAATACAGGCAATGAGTGGAGCTGACGATTTTCAAGGCTACCTTAAAAATCTTACAGGTATACAACAGTCAAATCAATTAGCAGCTGCAGGAAGTCCGACAAGGTACACTAACAATACTACAAGATAAACATGGCAGAAAAAAGCTATATAGGATTTAAGGCAGCCCCAGCGATTGATTGGGGTAAGTTGACGTCAGAGTTCTCACAGGGACTTATG